TCTAATTGTAGGTAGTATAAATTTTCATCGTATTTTTTTAATGATTTCTGCAAGTATCTACTAGCGCTATGTGTGCCATAGTTTTTTCTGCACCCATGAGATTGAGTAATAAAAGTTCTTTCAAATATGGGATATATTATTCTATAAATAGCATGTTGTACAACTACATCTTCAAATGCAGGAGCATAAATAATTCTTTCTTTAAGCTCTCGTACTAAAAATTTTTTATAAGGCTTAGGTTTGTAAGTACCATTCATTATAGATTTAATTAAATAGGAAATGTTATCCCCTAAATTTAACTCAAAATCGTAAACTTTTTTCTTGTTTGCTTTTCCTTTTTTGGCTTCCTTGAAAGCCATAAACATATTTTCACTTAGTGTAATTTTTTCTATTAAATTTCCAAATCTTTTCAATATTTTCTCCATAAAAAAACTCCCAAGAGTTTCGAATAAATCTACTTCAATTGAGAGTTTAAAATATTTCGGGTAAAGCCCTAGACACCATACCCCTATAATCCACTTCACTTTTTAAAGTCTTGAGGTTTTATTATAGTCACGACCACCCACATTGTTGTTCGAATTCGAACGAACATTATTCGAATTACGCGCACGAAGACCCGACGCCAAAGAATTATCCCAATTCCCAAAAACAATGAGAGCCACAAAACATATCGATATAGTGCCTAAAATTTAAGTGTTTACCACTTGTTTTCTTCTTTTGTTTTCTTTATCCACCCACCAATAAGTTTACCTAGTTCACTACACATTAAAGATAAAGTTGCATATCTTTTTTCAGCCATAGTTGTAGGATTTTTATCATCAGTTTTACCATCTTTAAAAGAAAAATATCCCAAATGATAAGCTAAAAGAATTTTTGCTTTTAATCTATCATGTGCAATATCTAAATCAGTCAATGTGGTTTTTTTATAATATCTTTTTTGACCCTCTACCATTAAGTCAAAAATTTTATACATATCCTCTCTAATTGATTGAGATAAAGCGTATTTTTCACTTCTAGGAAAATGGTTTAAATATAAATTTGTTTGTTTGGCAAAAGCCATAAATTTTCTAATAAAAACAGTATCAAAATCAAGCATAAATCAGTCCAAAAAATTTTTTTTTAAGTGCAGTATTATCATACTGCACTACGAGGTACCAAATAGGCACGACCACCCACAGAGTCGCCCGAATCCGAACGAACATCAACCGAATGCCGCGCACGAAGACCCGACGCCAAAGAATTAGCCCAACGCCCAAAAACAATGAGAGCCATTTCATTTTTTTGGTATCTCCAAAATCCATCGTTACCAAATCTTGCTGTTCCTGCAACACTCACCGCATTATCATTATGTGGATAACCAATACTATCAATTTTATAAGCGTTAGTTGTTCTGTCTGTACTTCCATTATAAAACTGGTTTACTCCATTTCCAAAACAAACCTGAGTATCATTTAAAGTAACTGGCATAGATACAACATCATATAGCGCAGAATCATAAGCATTAGCACTTGTTAAAGTTGAAATATCTACAGTTTCTTTTAATACCATGTGTACACCTGTAGTAGATGTGATGTATCCTATTCCTACCTCCCACATTAATCCATTAACATCTGCTATTCCACAAGCTTGACCATTATGTGTAGTTTTTGGTAGAACTGCATCACTAACCCCACCTGTAAGACCACAATTTAAATAACCGCTACTTTTATAAAGAACTGTTGAATCATTAGCATCTCTTAGAGCATTGTTATTACAACCTTTTGGTTGAAAAGGTGCAATATCAGCCCAAGCGCAAGGCTCAAAATTATTGTTTCTATAACAACCTTGATAATGTGCATCAGCTAAATCAGCAAGCATCGTTGCTAAAAAAGCGCTCATTTCTGTAAAATCATCACCTCTACTTTTAACAGCGTCATACATTCCATCATATCTATTTAAAGGTGCTTTTCCATTTGCAGTACAAAGGCTAATAGGATTATGAGCTGAGTTTGTTGATACTGGGTCTAAGCCTCTTCTACTAACAAACATATTTCCAACTCTACCACCCTTATATTTATCGACAAAAATACCAGGAACTTCAATTCCATTATTTATAAATACTCTAGGTAATTTATATCCTGCTAATTGCGTATGACTTACATCAATTCTTGTACCAAAATAAGGCTCATTTATATCAACTGTATATTTAACATAATGTTTTGGGATAAAAACAAGAACACTACCACTCATTACATGTAGATAATTTCCATAGTTAGGACTTATTGGATTTTGAAAACCTTCAAGACCTATAAGTCCATACATGCTTGCCAAAACATCAGGCGCAATCCCTACACCAAAACCAACACTACCAGCATTTCCAATAAAACCAACATTCGGAGTAATTATTGCTTCAAGTTCTGCTACAACTTGATTTTTTTTATCTTCAATTGTATTTAAAGTAGAATTTTTCTTATCTTCTATTTGTGTTAAGCCCGAATCAAATCTAGTTAAAAGTTCAGTTTGATTTTCTAAAAGCTCACCTAACTTAATATTTAATGCTGCATCTATATTTCCCATTTTATAATCCTTCTTCTATTGTTTTTAATTCTTTAAGTGTTGAAGCATTCTCTATTGATAACTCCAAATCTTTAACCGTTTCTCTTTCATTATTAATAAAAGCCCACATTTCATCTTTATCCTCTTGAGTATAACCTTGTAGTTCATTTATATTATTTTGTTTGTAAAGAGGATATACAGCAGAGATGAACTCACCTGTTTTCTTATTTATAAATTCTAAAATCCTTTTTTTTGTAAAATCTAAAGTTTCTGAATTTGTTCTAATTTCTTCTAAAGAACAATCAATTAAATTGTTTTCATTTGCTTCTTTCCAAACAGAGATTTTTTCATCTGTTGCATCAATAACAAATGCTCTTCTACCATCTTTTAAAAAATGAGATTCAAACTCATCTTCATTCAAATTAAACATAGCAATAGATGCTATAACACCAATAAAACATTTCATTTTTTCTATCCTTATTTTTCAAAATTTATGGTAGTAGTAAAACTACCACTATCTAATCTATGAGTAACAGAGGTTATCCCATATTCACCATCATCTGTAGAACCCGTAAGAAGTAAAACTCCTCCTGCAAAAACAACCTTAAAGGGAATAGTTATTTCACCTTTTATTGTTCCTGTATTTACTCTATCTAATGCAGCAAGTGCTAATCTCTTAGCCTCTTCATCATCTTTACAACATCTTTCTATTTTTAGCTGTGGCATACCTTCTAATACTTCCACCTCCTTATCTTTGTTCGCTTTAGTATCTCTATAAATAACTTTTGCACTTTCATATTTTGTTTTGTTTGAATGTGTAATGCTCACATCAATAGCATCCTTGTAGGAAATTGTATATTTTATTTTTTCTTGCTTTTTAGAAACACATACTAAACTGTTATCTTTTATTGAAAATATCAATTGGTTATCAGCTGCTATTTTTTGTAAAAAAGCCAAGTCGCTTTGGTCGTGCTGTGCAATATAAGATATGTTTATATCAACATCACAAACGGGCTTTAAAAGATGCTCACTAGCTATTGTTTCGATAATATTTTTTAAAGTAGTTTCTATAAATTCTCTACTTTTTTTAACTTTTAACTCACTTCCAAAATCAACACCTGTTGCAGTTATTTGCATACTCTCTTTATTTGTTATAGTGCTAGTTTGAACTTTAAAAGAGCCTAGATAAGTAAGGTTTAAATCTTCATAGCCTAAGTAAACCTTTAATTCATCACCAAATTTTGGTCTTTTATAAACAGATGCAATATTTAATGTTAATTCATCAGCAATATTTCCATCTTCATCTTTTAGTTCCAAACTAATTAAGTCTTTTTTTAAAGTACTCGTTATGTTTTGACCTTGTGCAATAATTGTAAAATCTGGCTTTAATTCCATAGCGCCTTAACCTCTTCATTTTCTTTTTTTACATAAGGTGGTAGATAAACAATATCTCCACTATTTAATATTTCTTTTTGTAGTAAATGTGGATTAGCCTTTAAAACCTCTTCAAAATTTTCCAATGTTTCATAAGTTTTAAAAACTACAATATCTAATCTATCACCATCTAAAGCAATGTATTTGTTTAAA